CGGTGGGTTGCTGGGGGAGACGGTTGGGGGTTGGGAGGGTCCGGTGGTTCGGTAGGTGAGACGGTTGGGGGCTGGGAGGGTCCGGTGGGGGTTGGGTTAGGTGTCGGCGGATATCCCAACTCGTGGAGGTAGGCAAAATTTGCCGGGCAGGGTCGGGGTAACGGGCTATATTATATAGAATAGGCCTTCCCCCTCGTCGGCGGGGCAGGTGGGCTGGGCGGTCTTGGTGGCCTGTTTTGGGCTAAAACCAGTGATTTTGGGGCCTCTTGACGGTTTTTGCGGGATATTTTCGTTTTTTTGTTTGATTTTTGCCTGTCGCTATAACATATTTAGTAGAAAGGGGTTATCCCTTTGCAGTACGAGCGGGGTCCAACTATCCGCAGTATACGGTTGTTTTTTTGTGGTTAAATAACGTGATTAAGTATAACGTATTTATAAAAACAGATACCTTAAATAATTTTAGGGGGTTTTAATGAACGACAGCCGCGAAGTGGCGGAAGCCTTGGCCGACATTCTTAGTGAGCCGGTAGACTACTACCCCGATGACATGGTTCCGCCGTTTATAGAGTCTCCTCTTGATTCTGCCAAATACGACAACGGGGACATGACTCTTGAGGAGGCGGTTGAGCTCAACGGCGGCCGTTTTTTTATGTGCAACAAGAGCATCCTGACCAACGAATGGTAGCGTAATGGCCAAAAAAGGGTATTATGATTTGCTGTTTGAGGGTGTTATGGAGTCAATTCTGTACAGCATCCCCAATATGTCCCACGCTAAAGCCCTGTGCAGGATAGTTCGGCGCTCAAGGCCGGCGATAATCCGGGGTTATATGGAGATCAACAGCGCTATAAAAATGGAGCACATGAAGGATGCCAAGGTGGTTATTGACCGCCATAAGTGTGCTGCGGCCATTATGGTTGCCTTTGAGAAGCGGCTGATAATTTTACATGAAGATGCCCAGTACGAGCCGTACCGTGAGAGGATAGCCATACACGCGGGGTTATCTGTTATGGGTACGTTTATGCGTGCCGGTGGCGGTGAAATGGCTGCATACCTTGAGAAGTACGGTGGTCTTGCCATGCCGAGCCCGTTGCGTGACGAGGGGTTGTATGAGAAAATTTGGGCTGTTAAGCTGCGCAAGGCGTACCGTGCCGGCGACAGGGATGTTGGGCTTACCGCCCTGTCGCTGTCCAATGAGTTGTTTTTGATGGAAAAACTCACCATAGAGGCGGTTCGAGGCGGAGTGGCTGGTTGATCCGGGTGGGTGGCATTCGTCTATATTATATGGAATGGCTCCCCCCCCTTGCCATCGCCGCGGTGGGCGGTCTTGGTGGCTTGTATTGGACCTTGAACTGCGTTTTTTGGGTGATTTGGGGGCATTGGCGGGTCTTTTTGCCCCGCCGCCCTTGATTTTTAACTGGTTTGATGTTATATTATAGGCAGGGAGTGAGTTATTGCAGTACGAGCGGGGTCCAAAAAACAAGGGGTGCAATATGCCGCCAGTGTTATGTGTTTCAGAAAAACAGGCCGGTCGCAATAGCGCCCTGCTGAAAATGTCGGAGAAACGGCCAGTCGAGAAAAATGCCGGCCGCCCTGATCCGTTGGAGGTTCTCCGGAAGAATCCTGGCGCATTGCTGACCGACGAGCGACTTGATATTTGGCCAGCCCCACCAATCGAAGCTATTTGTGAACCATCCACGGAGGCGAGCGTTGCAGCTGTGGTCAATGCGAGGCTTAGGGAGATAAAAGAGAAAGGAACTGCCTGGCGTTAAAATGCCGTTCAGCTTTGATTTACAACTTTGGCCCAAGTATCTTACCGAGAATGTTGCGCCCATATATGTTGAAGAAGCAGGCAAAGACCTTGTCTTTATCAAGAAAGAGGCGATAGGGCGGGTGACCCAGAGTTTCCCTTCCAGGATGAAATGGGCATGGGAGGCTTCGCGCGTTCACCAAGCATATGCTGGGTATGTGAAGCTCGCACTTTATATTCAACTGCATTTAGAAAATCCCTTGTTCGATTTTTATGTATCCAAATCAGACCAAAGGTTGTCACAAAATGCACAGAAGATTAATGAGCATTACTGTTTCGACATAATGTGCATGGTATTACAAGAACAACTGAAGAGGCCCCTAAACGAAGCCATATTTGAGCCGAACAAGGGTATGTTTCTGTTGGCCCTGACGCATATGATGAAAAATAGTGATCGTTATAAGCAGTATCCTAAATCAACCGCTCGATTTGCGAACATAATATATGAGATAGGGCAGATGTGTTTTAAGTAACTATTTACCCTGCGTGGCTCCAAATCCCCCCCCCCACTTGACAAACTGTACGGATGGTGTACCCTTACCCCCTACCTTTCAAATTATCCCCAATTATCCCCGATTGTACCCACTTTGCAAATTTTGCTTGACAACCTACCCCCTTAAAATTTACCGTTTGACTTTTTTGCGGCGTTATGGTTTATTATGGGTAGGAGGCGCGTATGGCGGCCAAGGCTCAAAAACCTGCGAAAAAGACGTCTGCAACCCCGACACCAAGGAAGCCCCCGGTGAGGTCTGCGGATGATGCGATGTGCGAGAAGCATAAGGCGTTCTGTGAGGAGTACCTCAAGGACCTTAATGCTACCCGCGCGTATCAGGCTTCGCACCCGGGGGCGGTGTCGTACTATGGCGCGGCCGCGTCTGCCTCGAAGCTTCTTAAAAATCCCAAAGTCTCCGCGTATATACAAGAGGTCCTGGCCGCGCTCCGGTCTGAGCGTATTGCCGACGCGAACGAGGTGCTGGAGATGCTGACGTCCACCGCCCGCGGGCTCAGCGAGTCGGAGGTGGTTGTCGTTCTTGGGCAGGGCGAAGGGCGATCTGAGGAAAAGACTGTCAAGAAACTGCCGGATCAGGTTGAGATGACCAAGGCGCAGGAGCTGCTTGGGAAGCGGTACGGGCTATTTAAGGAGTCCGTTAGTGTTGACCATACGAGCGGGGGGCAGCCGCTGCCACCGTTAATTATCCTGCCGGATAACGATTCATATAATCCCGTGGACGTGGACGAGGGGGACAATTGAATGGCGCGTATATGGGTATTAATCATATTGGCGGTGCTTATGGCTACGGCGACCCAGACTGACGCCCGCCCGAGGATTAGCCCGCAGGAGGGCCCGCAGTGGGATTTTTGCAGTTCCAAGGCGGATATAATTATTTACGGCGGCCAGGCCGGCGGCGGCAAGTCTTTTGCCACGGTGCTGCTTGGGGGCCGGTACTATGACCACCCTAAGCACCGAGCCATAATATTTCGCCGGACGCACCCTGAGATTGTCGCGGGCGGCGGCCTCTGGGACACCGCCGGTGAGATTTACCCTGCTATGGGGGGCGTGGGGAAAAACGAGAGCAAGTACGTGTTCCCGTCCGGGGCGCGGGTTGAGTTCTCGCACATGCAGCACGAGAACGACCGCTTCAGGCACCAGGGGGCGCAGTATTCTTTCATAGGGTTCGACGAGCTGCCGACGTTCGAGCGCAGCCAGTTTCTGTACATGATATCCAGACTGCGCCCACCGCCGGGGTTTGACCGCCGCTGCCGGATGGTTGCCACGTGCAACCCGGACGCCGACAGCTGGGTGGTGGAGTTCATTGAGTGGTACATAGACGAGGGCGGCTATCCCATCCCCAAGCATTCGGGTGTCATAAAGTTCTTCACCATAGAGGATAATAAGGTAGTTTGGGTGGACAGGAAGTGGCGTGGCCCAGACGGAGTAAAGCCGTTTAGTTTCACGTTCATATCGGCCTCCGTAGACGACAACCCGGCCCTGCTTGCCCGGGACCCTAATTATAAGCGCAACCTGTACGCCCAAGACCTCGTAACCCGCGAGCGGCTGCTCAAGGGCAACTGGCGGATCAGCTACACGGGCGGGATGTTTGACCCGTCGTGGTTCATTAAGATTCAGGCGTCGCAGCTGCCACAGGGGATTAAGATGTGCCGGTATTGGGACTTTGCGGCGACGGAGGTCAGGGACAATAACGATCCTGACTGGACGTCTGGGGCCTTGCTTGGTACTCATGCCGGGAATACCTATATCATGGACATCGTGCGCTTCCGCGCTACGCCCGGGGAGACGTTGAAGCGTGTGCGGGCGGTGGCGGAGCGGGACGGCCGGCCCGTTATGGTGGCGTGGGAGGAGGAGAAGGCGTCTGCGGGTAAACTTAACTCCCATCACATGATAGGCATGCTGGCGGGGTTTACCTGCAAGCCTGACCCGGTGTCTGGCGATAAGGTTGAGCGCGCGAAGCCCCTTGCCGCCGCCGCGGAGTTTGGGCGGGTGTATATCGTGGAAGGGGAGTGGAACAAGCCTTTCCTTGCCGAGGCCGGGAGCTTCCCCATGAAGAAGCGTGACCAGATAGACAGCGTGGACGGGGCACACAAGATGCTGACGGTTCTCAAGAGGGTATGGCCGGAGTGGTCTGCGGACTATATCCGCGAGCCAGGCCCCCGCGTTGATCTGACGAACCGCGCGGTAATGTTCAAAAATCTGCACGTTGGGGCGGTGGTCTGCGCGCCGGACGGTACGGCGGTTTACGCGGCTGCTGCGTACGACCCCATAGAGAGCTACCTCTGCGTGTACGAGGCCAAGCGGTGGCCCGACATCAACGCGGTACAGATTGCGTCTTACATGACCATGCGCTCGGCGCTACGCGTTGTGCATGGAACCAAGCTGCTCGGCAATGAGGATATGTTTGGAACCCCAGGCCAGCGCGGTATTGCCCAGCTTATAAATAACGAGCTTGGCGCCTTGCAGGTGCCGGTGCGGCTGTCCCGCGCTATGAAGCACGACGAGCCGGGCGCTATAGCGTTTATGGGCCAGATGTTCCAGGACGTGCACGTTGACGTACTGCACGGCGCCGCGGAACTGGGGGTGGCGGTCGCGGGGTGGTGCTATGAGGAGGGCGGCAAGCGTCCTGAGCGCGGGTGCGGGTACGGCGAGGCACTGTGCCTGATCGCGTCGGAGCTCCGTCAGCAGATCGTGGTACTTCGCGAGCGGAAGCGGGCCGATTATGCGGCGGCGCGGCAGCCGGAAAAGTCCGCAGGCGGGTGGATGGCGTCATAATGTCAAAACCTAACGGAGTAAATGTGCCGTCTGCGTACGGTGTGGAGTGGAGGGGGCGGGATGTTCGGGAGGGGATGCATAACTTCCGTGAGAACTTCGGCAAGATATTCCCCCAGCCTGATTGCCGGCGCGGGGATTGTGTGATGTCGAGGTGTCCCGGGCCGGAGAAGTGCGAGAGGGCGTAGTATCTAAACTTTAACCTTTTGGGGGTATGTAATGGAATTGAAGAGCGCATTAATAACACAGAAGTACACGCAGGTAGAACACGAGGATAATTACTCGTACAATGCCCCGCACCACTTCAAGGTTAAGCGGGTAAAGGACGGCGATGTCCTGTGCGAGGTTGACTTCCAAGAGGGGCCGATCAATGAGGTCGGCGTCAATGGCGTCTGTAACGAGGACCTGATCGCTATGGTGATCAGGCGGCTTGAGGGCTTCCAGGACAGCAGCTTCAAATGCCGGGAGAATGCGGTCGCCATTACGAAGTTCGAGGAGGGCTTGATGTGGCTGCGGAAGCGGACGATGGGCCGGGAGGCTCGCGGGGTGGAAGGGACGCACGTAGTGTAATTTTTGCGCGGCGTGGCGCTGCACAGAGTGGTCAGTTTTGAAACATATCGCAGGGAGCGACAGTTCGCAGGCAGGGATGCTTCACCTTGCCGCTGAGGGGGCAGCACCCTCCCCTGCTATAAGAAAGGCGGTGACTGAGTAGCAAGATATTCTTAAAATACGATGAAGCGACACAGAGTTTCCGTCAGGAAGACGGAGGCCTTGTGGTAGTTGCGCGCGAGGACGGCAGCGGGATTGACGTTAGCGGCCTGCCCGATCTTAAAGGTATGCTCGAGGAGAAAGTCGACAAAGTCACCACCGAGGGGGCGTTGCGCGCTTACACCGTATCCGCAGACGGCGAGCAGGGCACTACCGACGTCATAGCTGCCGAGGCCAAACCCGGCAGCATCGCCGCGCGGGACGGCCATGGGCGTATGAAAGCCGCAGATCCCGAGGCAGATAACGATGTCGTCAATAAAAAATGGGCCATTGAAAACGGCGGGATCAAGAACCACAGCAAACTGGAACGCCTTGGGTACGACGAGAGCGGACACGCGGGGTTTGCCAGAGGTACGCCGGACGGCGCGGCTATGGCCCTCGGAGACTTCGAGGCAGGGGATTACATCCCCGCGCGGGCGATTGATCAGGAGCTCGACGCGGAGACCGTGTCTGAAGAATTCCCCGATTGGCTGATATTACAGGAAGACGACGGGGCGATTTGGGATGCACTGCTTAAGGAGACTGCCGCCCGCGAACAGGCGGATGCCGCCGAGGCCGCAGCGCGGGGGCTTGCTGTCGCTTTGGTAGAGTATCTGATAGAAGGCATTAACGCGAAGATACCTAAACAGGCCAACGCCGACAACCAGCTCGCCGATAGAGATTTTGTAAACTCCTCTGTTGAAAATTTAGCCGCCAACGCCGTAACGCCGGACGCGGCCGGCAGCAGGCCGTGGAATAGCTTGGACGAACTCCGGGCGGGGCCGTGGTATCACCGCGGTGAGGACTATACCCCCACCAAGAACGACTACGCCTCGATGATCAACCAAGACCCCGCACTCGGCAGCATAGACCAGCCGTGGCGTGCGCGGCACGATGGTTTGCAGTGGATACCCGATTTTCCCATCAATAACTCTACGCTGACATCCGACCAGCTGGCGGCGGTAAACAGCGGCATTACCGCAAACCTCGTTAATCAGATAGCGCTTAACCTGCTTGCGATAGACGGCATCACCGAAGCCCTCGCCGGCAAGCTCGGCATCACCGCCCAAGCCGCCGACAGCGCGAAGCTCGGGGGGAAGGCGGCAGCGGAGTTTATCCCCGCGACATCGGCGACGTTTGCCGACGATGCTGCGGCGGCATCGGCGTCGGTCAGTAACCCATCCACCCTTATCCTCGCTAATGTATTGGCATAAGGAGACGACCATGGGAAAGAAAAAATTATACCTCGCAGGAAAAGAAGTGATCCCGTACTACGGCGGTAAGCGGGTGCGCGTGTTTTTTGCTGGGGAGGAGTATTCCCCGCCCCCTCCACCCGGCGGCGGGGAGCCTATGGCAGATGGGCCGTGGATTACTGGCTATACGGTAGCTACCCGTACGATATCAGGCGAACGCTTTGGCAATGCCGCGGGCACCGCGTTTGTGTTCGACAGATTACTTAATGATTATGTGGAGGCCGGAGTAGTATCGTGGAGCGATACATCGGTGAAACTTGACGCTGCATGGGATAACAAAAACGGAGACACCGCGGTATATCTTGTTACGCGCTCGGGGGTGCGGGGCTTTGGACATTGTATACCGTACACCGCGGCCCTTACGGGGAGCGTTATACGTGTTACGTATTTGCATCCTACTACCAATGCCGTGATGCAGGGCACGCTTACGGCGTTAGATAATTTATGCGGCACATCCGCAACGAGGACGGTCCGCCTAAACGGTACAAATGTAGCCGCCAATAGGTGGCTGGGGGTGGAGTTCGGGGCCGGGGTGTCGAGCACGTTGTTTAGCGCGGACGGCACCAACGCCCCCGGCGGCGGCGGTGGCGGCGGCAGCGGTGGCGGCAGCGATTTTTTAAGCGGATGCACATCATTTAATCAGCCGCTCAATTTATCTAACTTAACTAGTTTGGGCGGCACAGGAGGCTACGGCACCGGGAGCTGGGGCGGCAGCGGCCCCGGCGGCAGCGGTGGCGGCAACAATTTTCTAAGTGGATGCACATCATTTAATCAGCCGCTCAATTTAGCTAACTTAATCAGTTTGGGCGGTGCAGGCGGTGGGGGTGGCACTGGCACCAGTGCCGCTGACGGCGGCCCCGGCGGCGGCGGAGGCGGCAACAATTTTCTAAGTGGATGCACATCATTTAATCAGTCGCTCAATTTAGCTAACTTAACTAGTTTGGGCGGTGCAGGCGGCAACGGTGGTGGTTGTGGCAGCACCGGTGGCGTCGGCGGCACCGGCGGCAGCGGTGGCGGCAGCGATTTTTTAAGTGGATGCACATCATTTAACTATCCGCTCGATTTAGCTAAACTCACCAGTTTGGGAGGTGCAGGCGGTGGGGGCGTCGCGGGTGGTGGCTTCGTGAGCATCGGCGGCCCCGGCGGAGGTGGAGGCGGCAACAATTTTCTAAGTGGATGCACATCATTTAATCAGTCGCTCAATTTAGCTAACTTAACTAGTTTGGGTGGCAACGGCGGCGCAGGCGGACATGGCGGCCAAGGCAGCGCCGGTGGCGTCGGCACCGGCACCGGCGGCCCCGGCGGCGGCGGAGGCGGCAACAATTTTCTAAGTGGATGCACATCATTTAATAAGCCGCTCAATTTATCTAAATTCACCAGTTTGGGCGGTGCAGGCGGCGCGGGCGGCAGGGGCGCCACCGCCGGGGTAGTCGGCGGCGGCGGCGGCAGCGGCAGCGACGGCGGCAGCGGTGGCGGCAACAATTTTCTAAGTGGATGCACATCATTTAATAAGCCGCTCAATTTAGCTAACTTAATCAGTTTGGGTGGTGCTGCCGGTGGGGGTGGCACTGGCGGCAACGGTGTCAACGGTGTCAACGGCTACCCCGGCGGCAACGGCTTCTTGCGCAACTGCAAATCGTACAACACACGCATTACGCTACCGTCAACGCTAACCGCGCAGATAACCACGTCCGCCACCGCCGAGACGGGGTTCATGTTCGGCTGCGAATCTTTCGTTGCCGGCATTGTTATCAACAGTACCGCCGCGGCCCCACAAAATCGGGGCGGCGTATTAACCGTACCGCAAGATACACCTGCCGCATTACAAGGCGTCCCGCTCTACGGCGCCAACCGCGCGGCATGGCTCACCGCGCTACCCAATGTTACCAGCGGAGCTACCCGCCGCAACCTCAGGGACGGCGGGGCTTCACCGCCGGCGTAGACATGCCGGCGCATATTGTGTAGGAGTTGTAACTAATTATTAATACTGATACAAATAATGAAAGGTGTAGGGGGGATAACATGGTAGACGAACTGAACGCGGCGGCAGCGGCCGCGAAAGGGGTTGATACGATCATCGAACTGGCGGCGCTGGCGATAATAGCGTCGGTGCTGGCGATAGTGGCGATAACGTACCTTGTGCTGGTATCGCGCAAGACGCGCTTGGAGACGGCGGCGCGGGTGGAGTCGCGGAACGCCGAGGTGGTCGAAATCAACAACAATATAGCTTCCGCGCTGAAGGAGGCAAAGGGTGTCGGCAAATCCCTTGACGAACACCTCAGAGATCACGAGAGGCGGGACACCGAGATATTTACGCGCCTCGGAGAGATCGAGAAGAAGCAGGTTGACCGGGACCACTTCGACCGGATGCAGGAGAAGGTGCATAGCATTGAGGTTGTTGTCGTGCAAACGAACACCATGGTGAAAGATATGCGGGACTTCTACGCAGGCCGGGGGCGCGGATAATAATGAAAAAAGTGATAATACTCTCCGGCGGCGGGATCGGCGGGATCATCTCGGCGAAAGCGATGCAGGCCAACGCGGACGATCTGACAGCCCCCGACCTTATCGTCGGGACGTCTGTCGGGTCCATACTCGGGGCGTACCTTGCGCTTGGTAATAGCGCGGATGACTGCGAGCGGGTCTTCACCGGGTCCGCCAAGGTGATTTTCGGTAAAAAGGCATGGTTCCCGCCGTACTACAGCGCGGATAACACTTGTGACTACCTCAACCGTGATGTCTTCCGCGGGGCGCGGGTCAAGGATCTGCACGTGCCGCTGGTGATATCCACCTACGACATGGTGCGCGACAAGACGATTTACCGCAACTCCGACGGCAAGGGCGTCAACCCCGGCATGCTGCTCGCCGAGTTCATACGCCCGTCCTTCTGCGCCCCGATGTACTTCACGGCGGTAACGGTAGGGGAGATGTTACAAGTGCTGACAGACGGCGGGGTGGGGTACAATAATTTCCCCGTAATGCCGGCCTTCGCCGAGGTAAGCAAACGCGGGTGGGATAACAGCCCGCTGATGGTGTATATGTTTGGCACTGGGTTGCTCACGCACAAACAGGCCGACATCGAACGGGAGTTCAAACGGCTGTCCCGCGGGAACTGGTGGACCGAAGTCAAAGAGTATCTGTCGCCCATGCAGGGCGGCGCCGCGCGGAAATCGTCGTACCAGGAGCAAATCGACGCGGCGATGGCGGTGGGGATGTCGGCGGACAACGAAACCGAAGTGCATTACTTCGATGCGAGGATCGAAAAGGAGTACAAGCTCGACAGCTTAGCCGACATGGCGAAGCTTAGCGGGCTGCCGGTTGAAAAATGGTATTGGACAACCTAACCATGAGGAGGCGGGGGATGAAAACAGTAACGCTGGTAAGAAAGATCGGCACGGCCTACGGCACGTTCGGCACGTTGATGATCAACGGGGCTTTTTGGGCCGACACGCTCGAAGAACCGTGGAAGGATAATCAGCGGTCCGTCAGCTGTATCCCGGCGGGCAGGTACATCTGCAAGCTGCAGACGCGGCCGTCTAACGGCAAGCAGGCCTACTACGTGCAGGACGTGCCGGGCCGGACGGGCATACTGATCCACAGAGGGAACACCATCGACGACATCGAGGGGTGCATACTGCTGGGGACGGGGCACGGGATCATCAAAAACAAGTGGGCGGTAATCAACAGCATGGTCACCGTTGAGACATTCGTGTCGCATATGCGCGGCGAGGACTTCGAGCTGGAAATTGTAGATCAGGGTACGCCGGGGTACACACCGGCACAGACCAAAGACTGCGATGACTGCAAGGCCAACGCGGCTGTTAAACTTTTGACGGAATTGGTGAGGGGGGCATAGATGATTACCACCCCCGGCAGCTACAAGGAGCGGATGTCGAGCGATTACGAGTTGGCGCGCAACGTGATCAACGAGGCGGGCCGCGCCGTATCCGCGCGCTCGAATGACCGCAGCCGCTGCAACAAAGCCCGCTCGATGTATTTTGGCGCGAACAGCGGGCAGTGGGACGCCGAGGACCTGAAGGTGCTGTTTGAGCAGGGCCGCCCCGCGACACAGTTTAATGTTATTGGCCCCAAAATAGATGCGCTGGTCGGGTCGCTTGTCTCTGACATACCCGACCTGTCGTGGGCGCCGGTGCAGGGCGAGGGTTCGCATGTTACGGAAGCTATTGCCGAGGCGTATTACTCTGACAAGGAGCTGTTCGACTACGACTCTACCATCAACGACGTGTTCCTTGACGCGATTATCCATTCGGGCTGCGCGTATCTGCATGTTAATAACTGGTATGGTTCCAAGCGCATCCGCCTGAGCCGCGAGGAGCCCGGGCGCGTGGTGTTTGATCCTCGCTGGACGACCAATAACGACCGCGATTGCGAACTCCTGTACAGGTTCCGCTACCTGACGCCCGAGCAGCTCAAAGACGAGTACAGCTTCAAGAGCGACGAGATAGAGCGGCGGATCAGGGAGATGAAGGCCAACCCCCTTGAATTTCCCAGCGGCGGCCGGCAGTCCAAGCAGCACCTTGATAATATAGTGGGGGATGAGTACAAGATCGTTGAGAAGCACTACCTTAAACGCATTAAGGGCAACCGCCTCATTGGCCGCCGCAGGGATGCCCAGCAGTGGGTGGTATTCCCCATCAACCGGGACGAAGCGTATTGCAGTTACTTTGCCGAGCTTAATAATATAGACCCCTTCAGCATAGAAGAGTCGCCCTACGAGGACAGGATGCACTATGTTACCACGGTCTGCGAGTCTCTCCAGATGTCGCTCGTGGAGCATGGCAAGAGCGATGTGCAGGTTAACGGGCTGCCGTTTTACCACCTTACGGCGAAGCGCCAGGGTGGTCAGGATATGGGAATCGTGGAGGATTTGATTGACCTGCAGCAGACGATTAATAAGCGCGAGTCCCTCATTACCGAGATGATCGCCTCGGCGGGCGGCGGGGCGACGTTTTATGATGACGAACTCTTCCTTAAAGCCGGATCCAAAGAAGAGTTCGCGAAAAACAAAAACAGGCCGGGGCATCCGTTCTTTGTCCCCCTGTCGCACTCGCAGCGGCCTTATATGCACTTAGCCAACAATCAGTACCCGGATGCGGCGTTTAATCAGAGCGCGCGCATGCTGAAGGATTTTTTGCCGTTGCTGTCTCGCGCGTCGGACGCGCTGAGCTCTATCACGGAGAGCGGGGACAGCGGTATTTTATTTGAGCGTAAGTTCCAGCTCAACCTTATTACCAACACCGGCTTTAATCGCCGGATGCGTCAGTTTATTAACAACATCGGCGAGGGTTTCTTCTACCAGTGGCAGATTAACAACAGCGGCGCTCCCCATACGGTTGAACTCAAGGGCGGGCGGCGTCTCACCCTCAATCAGCCTGGCGAGGGCGGGGTAGTGCATAATTCCGTTGAGGACCTTCCGCGCTGCAGGGTGGTAGTAACCGAGAACGCGAAATCTCCGACGTTCACGGCACGCCAGCAGGGTTTTGCCGGCGAGATGCTGCGCAACCTCGATCCGTCCGTATCGCCGGAACTGCACGCAATCATGCAGACGACACTAATGAATACGCTCCCGATACAGGCTGACCAGCAGGACAATATTAAGTCGGCGTGCGAGCGCGCGATTATCACCGGGCGGATGATGCAGATGAAGAACATCTCCGCTTTGCAGGTGGCCCTGCAGAGCGATACGCTGCAAGGCCAGCAGATACAGATGTCGCTTGATCAGATGTGGCAGCAGCAGGCGATGGCCCAGCAGCAGCCGATGATAGGCGGCGCGCAGGGGGTTGATCAGGGCGCGTATCCGGTGCAGTTCCCGCCGCCGGAGGAAGAGCAGTATGCGGGCGATCCGAGAGTAAACCATGTAAACACGCCTGAAGCGGCGCAGATATCCGACCTCATACAATCGCCGGGTGGCGGGGGTGGGATGATGCACACACAGCCGGGGATGGCATAGAAACAAGGAGTGCAGTATGGGTACAGAAGTGCAGCAGGAGAATTTGGTGTTCGAGAGCCAGGAGGCGTGGGACGCCGCGGTCGCCGCAGTGGACACGAGAGACCCCGCCTCAGAGGACCAGCTTGAGCGGATACGTAACGCCACTATCGGCGCGAAGGAAGAGGTGCAGGGCGGTACGGCTGACCCGCAGGAGGCGGAGCTCCCACAAGAGCCCGTTGCCGCGGAACAGCAGCCGGCGGCCGAACCTGCGACCGAGCCCGCACCGACGGCGGCCCCTTTTGAGCTTACCCCTGAAAAAATGCGCGAACTCGGCCTTTCCTACAAGAACGCCGAGGAGCTGCTCAAGGGTGCTGCCGAAAAGGAGCGCTATATCGAACTCCAAAAGGAGAAGGAGAGGAAACTTCGCGAGGAATTAGACGCGCTGCGCGCGCAGGCGGCACAACCGCCCGCCCGGCAGACACCGGTCCCGCAGGCTTCCGCGCCTCCCCCTGCCGCCAACAACAGCACTATCACCGTCGAGTCTGCGCGTCAGGCGCTGGCGAACGCCAAGACTAAGATTGCGGACCACAGGGCCAACAAACCCGAAGGCCCCTATGACGTCGATGCGCGCGAGGCCTGGCACGATAAACTGGCCGAACTTATGGAGGAGCAGGCGGAGGCGAACATCCAACTCATTGACCTTGTGTCACAAACCAAGGGCGGGGTGGACGCGTACCATGCACAGATGGACGCGCAGCGCAGGCAGCAGGAGGAAGCCGCCGAAACGCAGCGCCTTCAGCAGGCGCTCGTCAAGGAGCGCGCCGAGATGGACGCCATTGGCAACGACCCGGAGTTTGCGGAGTTCAAGATGTCGAAGCCGTCGGCTGACGTAAGACAGGAGTACGAGAGGTGGGGCGACGACGTGGCGATGCTGTTTTATAGCCGCCCCGCCAAAAACGCGGACGAGGTAAATATCGCGCTCCGCGAGCTCGAACGGCGCTCCCCCGACTTGATGGCGAAGTGCAGGGAGCGCGGGGTGCCCCCCGTGCCCTCTCAGGACGTACAGAGGTATCTGCAGCTCCAGGATATGCTGGACTACCGCGACGGCTATTATATCGACCCCAACACGGGCAGACATGAGCAGCATAAGCGGTATGACCAGGCGAGCGGACAGCTGGTACCTGCCATGCTGCCGGACCTCAAGACGGCGATACAACAGCACCGTCTTGCCACCGGTTTTTATAAGGATAAAGCGAATCAGGACTTCCAGCGCGGCGCGCAGTCTTACGCGGCCGCGATGACGAAGCGCGATCCGTCGGTTACAGAGTTAAACAATCCGTCTACTATGGGGTCGTCGGGCGCGCACGGCGTTGAATGGGCGCAGGGCGTTATTGAGAGGATCAACCCAGAGGAGGCGATACGTAATGCCAGAATGGGCAGTCCGTCCATGCTGGAGGAGATGAACAGGGCCCGTGCCGAGGTTGGCTATGGGCCGATAACAGTCACTTAATTAAGGAGGGATTTTTATTTATGGCTACAAATAATTCAACCAACTCTCAGGGGATAAATGCCCCTGCGCGGCTGCCGGAACAGTCGCGGAAGGTATTCATGGCCAAGGAGCTTCAGGCGAAGACCGCGCTTGATGACTCTATTTACACGACGTCGGTGGGTATCCATACCACCGAAAAAAAGATGTTGCCGGACGCCGTCTTCCTCGACATTGCGGAGGTTGACAAAGAATCATCTTCCGCCACCACCGGACGCATTACGATGGTGTACCCGCTGCGCGAGCCCGGCGTGCTCGGCAGCGACCGGGCGATTGGGCGCGAGGAGACGTTCGAGACGAAGGCCGCCGAAGTGCACTGCAACAATAACCGCAAGGTTATCGTGAACCCCGGCTACGGCAAGGAGGAGATTGAGATGGGTTATCTCGACCTCGTCGAAAAACACAAGGACGGCCTTGCCCAGTGGGCCAAGGACGACTTTGGGCTTGGCTGCCGCCGTGCCCTTGTGGAGACCTACGACCACGTACTGTCTGATCCGCACAATGACGACAGTGCCACGGACACATCGGATATCTGTCAGCCGAGGTGGAACTCCAATGTGTTCGTAGCGGGGATTAAAGGCAACGCCAAATCGCAGCCTCTATACGATCCTAATGTCGCTACCCACACACAGAACATCACCACCGCCATAAAGGGGTTGGGCCAGGCCAACGGCGTTTATGGCCGCATCCTCGACAGCGTGGCGATGGACGAGCTGATTAACTTCGCGACTAAGAAGCGCATTACTCAGCTGTCCCTCCCCGTAAAAGGGGGGAAAGGCTGGGTTCTCACCGTGTCGGACCTGCAGGCCGCGTACATCAGCAACCCCGCGTGGTCCAAGCACAACCTCGGCAGCAGGTGGGTTGACGGGGGGGCAATGCCGGAAAGCGAAAAAATGGGCTGGCCGGGCGTTATCGGTTCGTACCGTTGTCTGCTCATCGTTCAGGACATGATGATGCCGACGCTCAAACTCGGCATTGCAACCGAGACAGGGGCACCTGATCTGCTTGTCGCAAAGTACGTGATGCACGGCGATACGGACAACCGCGACAGGGATGGTTCCGAGGGCGCGCTTGATCTTGCAATTCTGCACGGCAGAGCCGCCCTGTACAAGTGGGAGCCCCAGAAGTGGATGCCGATCAAGGACCAGGAAGACTACGGCAAACGCGTTGGCGCCGGCATCGCCCAGGTTCGCGGTATCGGTATCCCGATCTACAGGTACAACTTGGCGAATCAGGAGGAGGCTAACGGTAAATCCGGGACCGCTTTCGAGCAGTTCTCGAGCGTGCTGGCGATCTGCGGGTTGCCCAGCACTGTCCCGGCATAGCCGTTAGGGGCGTTGGGTGTTTAGTATTAAAGGGCCGCTCTGACTGTACAGAGCGGCCATCAATCACATAAATATTAAAAAGGAGATGTAGAATGAAAGTATCCGGTCTTACCATGAAGAAGATAGTGGCTCGCGCAAAGATGGTGGGGTATGTGTTTATTGAAATAATGTTGCTCAACGATGCGTTCAACCGCGTGCAAGGGGCGCATGTCCTGCGGGCCAGCCGAACAATTGACAGCATAACAAACACTGAGAAGTTTGACTTCTATGTGGATGGCGGCCCGCTCAATTTCACATGGGACGACGACCGCGGCGGGTCGTACTGTCAGGTGCTTGACTGTGCCCATAACCGCCGCTTGCTGCGCGGCCACTATAACAATAAAGGGTTCGAGTTTGCTGATAAGGCGCAGGGCGCGCAGGTTATGGCAGGGGAGCCTGCGCCGGGGATGCCGAACGGGCCCGCATCTCCTCCTCCGGCCAACGAGAACACCGTTAATCCCACTGCAGAGATACTCGCTGAACTTCAAGCGGAGCGCGCGAAGAGCGCGGCGCAGGCGGCTGAGCTTGCCGAACTTAGGAAAGCTATGGGCGATAAAGCGGCAAAACTGCAGGAGATGGCGAACAGGAACAGTACGCCGCCGCCGGTTCAGCCTCCCGCACCGGTCTCTGCCCCTCCGCAGTATCCGGTGAAGACTCCGCCCCCCGGTCCGGGCAGCAAGCCCCCTCGCAAGGGCCCGTCTAACCCGATGGTTGTGAGCGAGGCGAAGTAACCATGACGACCGAAGAATTGGTTGACGAACTGACCGCGCGGTTCACGGGGTGGTCCACGGACGGGCCGCAGGGCGTGCTGCCGTACCTGAGTCAGGCGCAGGATCTTCTGATGGCTTGCGAGAGCCATCAGACCCTCGCGTTTGACGAGAACGGCGATATGCTGACCCTTGAGACCGAGGCCGGCAAGAAACTCTATTCTCTGCCGGATAACATCTGGCGGGTGAGCGGCGTTATGCTCCCGGTTCTCCGAGGGCATCACGGACTTCGCGGTGCCCCCATAACGATCGGCGGCGTTGACTACTGGGCGGTTAAACTGCTTCGGACGCAGGATTATGTATCGCACGATAACCCCGCGAAGGTGATCTTCTCGGAGGATCCGAAAGGGCTGGCGTTCGTCTTGCGGGCTTACGTGCGGCCCAAACCCCTGACATCGACGCGCGTGGCGCACGTTATTCCGCAGCCGCTTGACGGGGCGTACCTGCTGCCCGCCACAGCGATGCTGATTGACGGGGTACAGAACGGCAACGCGGTCGAGGCGCGGCGGGTGATAGAGAAGGAACTGAAGCCGGAGTTTTGGGCGCAGATGAATAAGGGTGAACAGTCAGAGAATATTGAACCCGTAAGAAGGGGGTTTTAAAAGTGCGCAAGACGACCGACCCCAAAGAACGCAAATACCTTGCCGACCGTGAGTTCAATACTTTCGGGCGCGGGGCTATTGAGGACGCCCCTGCCGAGCTTCTGTATGGCAAGGGCGCGATTGCGCAGGGGTTCAACGTCAACTGTTTTAAGGGTTACGTTGAGGGGCGCGCGGGGTCGAAGCTGTTTAGTACGGCGAAGACGCCAATAGCTCTATCGATGGCGAACGAGCACGGCCCTGTGGACGGGACGGTGTATAAGCCGCCACCTATGCCGTCAGACGCACAGGATCCGCGCAGGATTATGTTTGGTCCGTATCTACCGTCGCTGTTTGAGCGTATCCGGTATGTTGAGTGGCCGGACGGCGACCGGGATGTGATCACCCGTATTATCGGGAGCGCCCCCCCGCAGAAGGGCTTTGTGGTTCAGGCGGAGAGCGGCCACCCCCACGGGCCCGCATTGCTTTCCAGCATCAAACTTCGCACGGCGCCGGATATAATGGTTTGGCATAATGAGTTTCAAATATGGGTGCGGTTAGAGAGCGGGCAGCTGAACACTTCTCCGTGGAACATCCCCGAATGGGCGCGGGTGTACCCGTTGGACGATATGGCGAACAGCCCGTTCAGCTGCGGCCGCAGCGCGTTTATAGAGGACCGCACCGGAGGGTTTATCTATAACCGGCGGGATGATTTGGTGTGGTGGCGCAGGACCGGCGGGATATTTCGCTGGATTGCCGACGAGGGCGTTGTGTTCCGTGTGAACAACGACGCGCCGGTACAACGGCCGCAATCTCCCGCGCAAGGCGCGGAGATAGCGCACGAGTACCGGTATCTGATCACCGGTTTGCGTATGCGCGGCAAATCAAGGTTTGACGGGGGCGTTGTGGATTACGAGACGCCGCCGCAGGATGCTTATGGCGTCCATTTTAACTCTTCCCCCATAGGCAAAGACCGTACCGCACAGTTGGTATTAACGCCTCAGCCAGATGTGGACACGCGCACGGTAACGCATCTTGGGGTGTACCGCACGCTTGATTTGCGTGCAGACCCCCGAATAGTAGACGGTACGGAGATGTTTAATATGAGCGACGAGTACGCGCTCGTGGCGGACATCCCCCTGACACCTGTTATAATGGGGCGGTTGGAAGGCAATACGCTCACGGTCACGCAGGGCGCATTGCCGCCGTGGTCCAAGAAGATGTACCTAAAATTTGGCGACTCGGCGGCGTTTGGTTTGTCGGATGTGGCACCAGACGGAAAATCCGCAACAATAGACAGCATAGACAATCCGGGCAACGTGAGCGGTGACGGCGCGATAGCCGCCGGCTGGGCGCAGATAGTCGTAGCCGCCAACGTGGTGACGGAGGCGGGCGATACGCTGCGGATAGACCACAATACAAGCGTATTCGAAGGGCGTGCAGAAGACTTGCTTGGGCGCCCGGTGTTTTTATCGGACGGAGAAGCGTATAGCGTTGTGAGTATCACACGTGCGCCTTACACCGGTGCGTTAATGGTTAAATTGAGCCGCCGCGTAGTTGGCATTGGCGGCGCCGTGCAGTACGCGGCGGCCTTCATGGTTGGTATACCTTCGGCATTTACCGACAATCTCCCCGACGAAATTAGCGATAGCGCCCCCGAGGCCCCGGCGCTGCGCCCGCGCCTGCACACGTGGACCCTAAACACGATGTACCGCAAGCCGTTGCCGGATTGCAATATCGCCGCGGCGATACCGGGCTTCGTGGTTTGCGCGGTTTCCGGCGAAAGTAAACTTTACCATACGCAGGCCGACGAGATGCACGGCCCTGAGTATTGGGGCAGCCACAACCCGTTGCAGACCAATACGCAGATGGCGGACGGTATAGAACACGTAGAGGTGTTTCCTGATGTGGTGGCGGTGTTCGGAGCAAAGACTACGTGGCAGTTTCTGGCGGGGTCATCAAGCGACACCGTGCCGCCCATGCTGCCCAGTATTAATATCGTCGATTATACCATCGGGTGCAAGGAGTACCGCAGCATCCGGCGCATATCCGGCGCGGAGGTTATCCTTGTTACGCGGGAGGCCGAGACGCCGGGGGTGCGGATATTTAACGGGCACCGCTATAGCGACAACCTCCTCGTAGACAATACCCTTGGAATGTCGCGCAATAAGAACCGTATGCGGGCCACAAGAGAGACTGTGGCGGTGTACGGCGAGGAGATCGGGTATATCGCGTGGCGCGCTGAAATAGAGGACGGCGGGGCCGAGAACGAGCATTTAAAGACGCTGACGTCTTATTGCTTCCGTCTTGCGGTGCGGGGCGGGCAGGGCGGCGGGCAGACGGAGTACGGCGGCGAGCGCTGGCTCTGGCCGGATGCCGGCGCGGCGTCTGTAGCGTCGGGTTACGACCCGGACGGCCAACGGCTAATTCTGATCGAAGACGCGCGGACCGGGAACTTTTACAGAATAGGGCTTGCGGAAGTATGGGCAGACAGAGAAGGGGAAAACGGCGGGGAAGGGTACGACATCCCGACGGCCATTACGTTGCCGGCGATAGCGGATGGGTACAAGTGGCAGCGTCACTTAGAGACGCATATAGCTATGCGTCCCTGGATGACTACGTACCGTGGTATACGCGGTTTCACTATGGACGGTTTCAAGATTGCACATCAAGCCTCGCTCAAAATATTCGAGGATGGTGAGGTGGTAGCGGAGGCGTCGGCGCTGCGGGATATAAACCGCAACGGGGATTACGCTTATCTTCAGAAGATAGATGCACGGCGTATTCAAGAGCGGATTGAAACTACAACGTCGGCATATAAAATTTCGCAGGTCGTAACGAAGGTGCAGACGTCTGACCGTGAGGCGTTACCGGGAAACAACGAGGCGTCAACGGTCAAGTATCAGCGCGAGTGGCGGAGGGCGCTTGTATTATTATCGCGCAACCGCCCGTACCCGGCGTATAACCGCGCCGACGGCAACGACGCAACCGGCGGGCCGATACACAAGGCAGACGGGCCGTTTGGCCGCGTGGGCGAGGCGTTTTGGCCGGAGAACTACGCAGGCATTCCCGCCGCGTGGCGGTTGACGCTGAACTTCACGCTGTCTATGTGGGTGCGCCCTCTCGAATCGGGGCGTTTATTTATGGCGTCGGGCGGGTTCCCTATCCCGCCGTCGCGGGGGTTCGGCCTTGAGCTGGAATACGACCGGCCTTCCGGCAGGGTACGCTTTACGCGCGGGGCGGTGATATTGGAAGCGCCGGTGCAGCGCGGAGAGTGGGCGCACATCGCCATAGTTACCGGCTTCGGCAGGGTATCGCTGTACATCAACGGCCACCAGTCGAGCACGACCTCGCGGCGCTTCAGGCTCGCGATGGGCGAGATGCGGATAGGGGACGGCCGCCGTTCCGAGATGTTTGACGTGCGGGTTGTTTGGGCGGCGGTGTCGCCGGAGTCGATACAGGCATACATAGACGCGGTCAGCCGCGGCGGGGAAGGGTGGCTGCCATGAGCGGACGCACAGGCATACCGAAATTACCGGACGCGAAAGACCCGCTGTTTAATGAGCGGATATTGAGCGCGATCAGGGACATATACAACCGCCTCGGCGCTTCAACGGCGCCCGCCAGTGCGCGGCGCCCGCAGGGCCGGGGGACAAACGGAGGGAGAGAAAGATGATAGGTAATCACAAGTGGATAGCCGAGGCGCAGCGGCAGGAGATGGAGCGGCGGCTTCAGCGCCGCGGGATGCCGAGCTACACCCAGCGCCCGCTGTCTGAACGGCAGGGAATCTCGTACACCGGCACGAACCCGGATGGCACGGTTGACAGATCGGCTCCGGCGGGGTTCGGCATGACAGACGGCCAGCCGCACGTCTTCCACCAGGGGGAGGTGCGCGTGCAAACGCCTGAGAATACGCTGTACCTGAACGCCGGCATTGCGCCTCAGGCCGCACCCGAGGCGGTAGGGCGGTTTATGGGGCCGCGCAGGGCGATGGGAGGAATGCCGTCGTTTCAGGCCGGCGGGAATACTATTGGGGCGCCGGAGCAGCCGCCGCCAATACAGCAGCCGGTTCAGCCACAGCAGCAGACGCCAGCACAACAGCAGGCGCAACCGCAGCCCCGCGCGCCTCGATTCGTACAGCCGGCGATTAATGCCGCGCGAAGGGCGCAGCAGTATATCACACAACCGTTGAACTCGCCGAGAATGGCAGGTTTAAGTAAAACGGTTGCCGGTACGGACACGGGCGCACAGCCGGCCCCGCCAACCTCGGCTACCCCCGCGATGGATACCATCAGCAATAACGAGGGAACGACGGGCCAGGTTAAAGAATCGGTTGTCAAAATACCTGAACCCACAATCTTGAACCCGGAACGCGCCGCCAAGCGCAAGTGGTACAATGAAGGGTATCAGGGCGGCGTCAGCCTGGACGAATTGCGGGGGCAGGCTAAAAACCGCCCGTGGCAAACTCAAGACACGGACGAAGTAACGCCGCTCGACCTAAATGCGAACGCGCAGATGGGCCTTGATCTTATTAACAAGCAAGACGTCCCCTCGGTTAGCTACGACCCTAATACAGCCAACCAGTATTTAGATCAGATAAACACGGCTTGGGCGCCGAATAATCTGCGCGGTGCGGAGGGATCGTACCGCATAAACGAACTGCGCAGACAGGCGGCAGAACAACAGGCATATCAGCAGCACATGCAGGCGATGCGCGGTACAGACGCAAACGCGGCGTGGGCGCAGAATGCGATGCTTCAGGCACAGCAGGATCGCGGTATCAACCAGTTCGCGGCAGAATACGCTTTCGCGCAGGATAAAGAAACGCGCAGCCAGTCGTTGGACTTGGCGAGCACGCTTCTCGCATCGGGTGATCCGGGGGGCACGGCGGAAGCTGTTCGGATAATGAAATGGGCTTTCCCCGGATTAGAAACGTCCGCGTTTGAGGGCATGGTGCAGGATGCGACGGCGAGCGAGTTCCTGAAAATGGACGCGCTCGCCGGTACGATGCGTGATAAGTCCGAGGCGGACATCGCCAGCGCGCTGAAGGCGGCTTACGGGAATAAGTATTCTGACGACGTTTACGCAGGGCTCGCGGCGCAGGCGAAACTAACTGAATCGGAACTGCGCATGGCGGAGTACCAGAGGACCGACCCCCGCTGGGTGGAGATTCAGGCGATGCCGAGAGGAACGCCGAAAGAGCGGGATGCCGCAGGGACGGCTGCCTGGGACTGGTGGCTGGACTATACGAATCAGGATAATCTGACCGGCGGCGCTCCGGCCCCTACAGCCCTTGAGATTTTAAATTCGTCCGGCGCCGAAAGAGGTACAGCGGCGCACAGCACCTCGGTAGAAAAATACGCCAATTCGATATTGTACGGCGAGGACGGTACCCGGCGGTTGGCTTCGTCGTTGATGAGCAGCCTATCTGAGATAACGGATGCAGGTTCTCGGGCAGATGTTATTCAGTATTTAGTAGAGAAGGGCGCCGTCAAGGAGCATCCGCTTGAGGAGCGGACAGGAGCCTATAACAAGACTTACGGGTATCCGAAGCTGGATGCGGCACACAAAGACCATAACCTCGTATTGCTAAACGTCAACGGCCAGATGCAGCTTGGCAGGGTTGTTGATATAAGCGAAGCTAAGGCAAACAATAGCGCCAACAAAACCAAGGTCTACACAGTGTTGTTCGAGGACGGTAGGGAAATGGAGTACAACGCCGCCGACAATACCAAAAAAGTAGTGGAAAGGGAGGTTAAATAACCATGACAGAATTAATAACAGGCGGGGCGTCCCTTCTCGGCAATCTGCTGAGCGGGTATTTTCAAAACCGGGCGGCCGATAAGCAGAACGCGCAGCAGTTGAGACTGGCGAATGTCGCCAGAGAAGACCAGCTCGCGCAAAACCGGTTCAACAATAAGCTGGCCGTGGAGGACCGTGAGTTTCGGGACAAAGAAGCGATGTTCGATAAACTGATGGCGCGGAGAAACGCAACGGTGCAAGACCGGCAGCTTTCCGGCCAGCGTACAGATAACCTTATCGCGCGGCGCGCCGCGCTGTTTGGGGGGAGGTAAGATATGAGCTATTACGGATACACGCCGGTACGGAAAGATTACTCCTATATCGCGCAGGCGGGGAAGGATTTGGGCAATGTTGCTGCTGGGGTTGTGGACGAGGTGGCGGCTCGGGGTTCCGAGAGGCGGGCAGGTGATGACATTGCCGGGCAGGTCGGGGCGCTGTCGGAAGATCGCAAGGGCCTTTCAGACGATTTACAAAAGCAATATCTTGGTGCGATGTACGTGGACCAGATTTTTGCGAACGAGGAGCCGGGAGCCGCGTTGAAGGCGGCGCGGGCAATGGCACAGCGGCGCTTTGGCGAGAGCGACGCTAAATATACGGAACGCATGAAGACAGATATCCTTCCGAAGTTTGAGGAGTACCGGAAGCAGCTTGCGGCGGCGAAGCAGGGCGCGGCGAGCCGTGCCGCCACCTCACAGGCTTTATGGGGCGATCGTTCGGCCACAGGGCAACAGCCCGCGCCCGCGAACGATGCCGTTTTGCCGCAGGCCGACGGGCCTCGTGCTGTGCCATTCACAGGCAGTGCTGTCGCCGGACAACAGCCGCTGCCAACAAGCTATGTTGAATCTACGCAGCGGCATAGCGACCCCTCGTTCAAATACCCAACCCCAGCCGGCGATATGCCATCTAATAGCGTGCCCGCCGAACAACCTGCAGCGCCCGCGCCGGTACCCATTAATCAACCGCAGGCCCCGCAGAGCGCGCCGGTTGCGAGTAATACAGGGGTTGATTGGGGAGCTACCCGCGAAAAAGTGATCCGCGGGCTTATAGAGGGATCCATTAGCAAGGAGCATGCTGAGCCCGCCCTGGCATTCATTGACAATGAGATAGCTAAGTTAGACGCGGAGAAAAAGGCGCAGAGAGAAGAGGACAGGGACGACAAAAACCGCACCCATCAGTCGGGCCAAGCCAAGCTAAACCGCGATCATCAGTCGGACCAAGCTAAGCTGAACCGCGAGCATAAGACGAACGAAAACGCGCTGAACCGCACCCATCAGGAGAAACTGGCAGATAAGAAGGCGTCAAAGAAGAGTGGTACAGCGGGGAATAAACCAATGAACGAAGCCCAGACGTTGCAGGCCCTTGAGCGGGCCGAGGCCCGGCGACAGAAACTTAGGGAGGCATATAGGGATGTTTTTGCTATTGCAACCACCGGAAAGGGGAACTACACAGTCACCCGCACAAACGGCACATCGGTGGAGATCAATAAGGACAATGCGGCATCAAAACTGCCCGGCATAATAAGTGATCTCAGAGATGCATACGAGAACGCTGACAGGGTCATGCGAAGACATTTGGAGAATAACCCTTACTATGTTGAAGATTATGAGTTTGACCTTGATGAAGCCATGAAAAAATATTCGCTTCCCACTAAGCAAGTGCAGAAGGTAGATCCAATGGATTACTTCAACACGCTTCCTAAAGATGTGCGGAAAACCATAAGCAGCATGGCCAAGGGCGACAATAACCAAATAGCAAAGTTATTGCGTGATGGTGTTACGGTCAATGGTCGGGCGTACCAACTTAAAGAAGAATAGGATGGTATTAAATGGCAGATAATTTTAATGATTTCCTTCGTCGGTTTGGGGAATACATCGTGTTAACGCCGCCGGCTGAAGACGCCGCGCCGCCTCCGCAGTCTTTAGGCGCAGGCCTCGCTGCCGGCAAGGGCATGAATAACCCTCGCGCGTTTAACCCCCGCGAGAGCGAGCGCCGTGTACTGCAGCAGGCTGGGCTGATGGACGCGCCGCCGCCGGATGCAGATGCGCCATTGCCACCGGAAATTCCGCGTCCTTCGGCCCCAGCGTCATCCACAATGACGCCGTCCCCGCCGCCAGCCACCACTATTACGCCTCGACCGGTCATTGACCCACTGCGCCCACAGGCGCCCTCTGCCCCGGATGTAGAGACTGTGGTTACCGAGATGCGGATGCCCCCGGTGGTAGCCGACCGGTTGGTAATGAGTGATGCCGAGGAGCGCGGGTCCAAATGTTCCTCAGGTTTGTTTGGCCGTGGTATCGACGGTGTGGTCATAGCCGAGACTAACCGCCTCCTCGGCAATGAGGCGCGGCGGCGCGGCGGGGCGATAGAGCAGGGTGCCATTGCATTGCGAGAGGGGATTACCCCTGCGGCGGTGAGTGAGGGGAGCCGCACGGCGGAGAGAATACCCGGTTTCCGGGAGTGGCTTGATGAAACGCGAACAGCGCGTTCGGCAAACCCGTTCCTCCAGCCGCCCGCAGATATGGTCGGCGGGCTAAAGCAGCCGGAGCGCGAGGCGCTGTCGGCTTATATAGCGTATGAGAGCATAGCGCCCCGCGAGGAGCGCGGCGCGGCTGTGAGAGAGGCGGGTATAGCGCGGGCGCGAAAGGCGGACGAAACGGACCCGCTGTTCCTCCGCGCGGACCAATTACAGATGAATCTTGCCGAGATTCGCGATATGCCGAAAAGCGCGCGCCGCTCGGCAGCCTTGGGCAATATAGGCGGTAACGCAGACTTTCTCGTGGCCGACGCGCTTGAGACGGCTATGGACAGCAAGAATGAGTTTGCAAAAGAACGCCTGGACCACGCCCTGAGGATACAGCGAGGCGTTCGCGACGAGATGGGTGACCACTCAAAGAGTATGGAGAATGCCGGGTGGTTTGATAAGATGACGGACGGAATGGCGAACATGCTCCCTCTGATGGTCAAAGGCGGCGCGCTGGATGCCATTCCCGGTATCGGCAGCCTATTATCTTCTGGGATGTGGACCAAACAGGCTATGGGGGCGATGGCCGGCGATGTTGCGATGCATGGCGGGAACCCCGTAGAGGCGGCGGATGGGCTGTTGGCGGCCGCAGTTGGCTATGCGCTTATAGAGAGGCTTCAGGTAAAGCATATCACAAAATTGAGCCAGCCGGCAATGGGGTCTTTCAGAAGACGGTTGGTGACTGCCGGGCTGCGTGCCGGCGGGAAGGTGCCTCAGGAGATTGCGGAAGAGGTAGGCCAGGAAATTATACAGGACGCCGCGGTGCGGAAGGCCCTTGCAGAGCAGGGTATAAACCTCGACCATGTGCCGTTCATGGATATTGTAAGGGCTACATTTGATGAGGCGGGGCCGGGTCTGGCCGGCCTTGTACTCGCCGGTGCCGGCGTGGGCCATGTGCGCGGCGGAATAGCTGGTATGCGTAGCGGGGCGTATGCTCAGGCAGGGCGGGAGGTGCGGGCGCAGAAGGAGCACGCGCAGAACCTCGCGGCAATGCCGGAGACTGGCGTTGATAACGCGGGCGACTTCGCGCAAAATAAGGACATGCAAGGCCAGATGCAGGAGGCGGCACGGCGCGGGCGGGACATATCTAATGAGATAGGCTCTCAGAAGATAGAGTCTGCGTACGACGGGCTGGCTGACGAGGGCGACGCGGCGCATCAGGGCCCGCAGATATTCAATACGCTGCGCGAGAGGCTGGGGGTTGGGCGCGATCCGAACGAGGCTACCCCGCAAGAACTGCGCGCGGAAGAGAGGGAAGCTGCCCATGAAAAATATCGGCAGGAACGTCTCGACAGGCAGTCGAAGTACAAGCGGGAGTTGCGGGAGGCCATGGGGCATGAAGACGCGGAGACGCCGGGGTGGCCGCAGGAGACGCAAGGACCGGCGGCGGCCCAACCTGCAGGTGAACCGGCGGCCCAGCCGCCAACGGAACAGGCCCCCCTCACCGCGGAGCAGAAAGTGGATATTCTCCGGGCCCGCGTCAACGCGCGGGAGGGTGCCATAAGGGTAGTAGACGGCGACACCGTGCGGGACTTGGACGGCACAGAGAGGGATCGCCGTGACCTTCTGGCTGACGTAGCGGAGAGGTTTGGGTTGGAGGTGGTGCCTGTTGAGGTAGATGCCGCCGGTGTTGATACCGACTTCAACGGGGTCTTCGTGAAAGACGACGAACGCCTTGCAAACACAATCTTCATTAATGCCGCCAACCTGCAAAAGGCCCTCAACTGGACGATCGGCCACGAACTCTCCCACTCCATGAGGGAGTCTGACCCGGATCTGACCCGCCAGTTTACCAAGATGGTGCTCGAGGGAATGACCGGAGAAGGGCTGGTGGAACTGGCGCGCATCGCGAAACGCGAGAACTTAGACATATCCGCCGACAAGGTCATGGACGAATTCATTTCCGACCGTTGGGGGGATATCATCTCCGACGAGAAGATGTGGGCCAGCCTCGGGGAGAACCGCCGCAGCGCCTTTAACAGTGTTTTTGGCAGGCTATTGCAAATCATCAATAAGGCATACGCTGCCGCGAGGGAGTTTGCGGGGGCGGAGCAGGGCCGCGCCATCGGCGGTGGGCCGACATCCCAATACGCGACAAACTTAGACAAGATGCGCAAGGCGGTCTACGAGGCAATCGTCGAGCGGTCGCACGGGCTAAACGATGGGAAGCTGGCGGCGGTGGGCACGGTCTTCCGGGAGAGCGGCGGCGGGGCAAGGGCGCAAACGAGCGCAAACGCCGCGCAGGGGGCGCAGTTCTCGGTGAGGCGGGGGGACAGGCGGCAGGATAGCGCAGCGGATCGCCGCACGGTGGATAGACGGCAAGATAGCCGCACTCCGATAGGTCCCGTTTTGGACAGGCATATTGATCGGCAGCGACAGCACGTGACACGGTTTGCGCCGGAGCGCGAAAGGATGATGACCCCGAAACTAAGTGCGGACGCAGAGGCGAACCTGCTGAAATACCCGGAGGGGCAGCGGGAGAGTATGCGGCAGGATAAGATCGCTGAGAAGAAAGAAACGGTACGGGAGTCTGCCGGTTTGGGCGGCCTTGAGGGGTACGAGATACTGCCCCAGCAAATGCTGAAGGATATCTACGAGGAATTACAGGCGAGCAACACCCCATTTATTCTTGAGGCTATGGACATTGGCAATCTCGGCGGCCTGAACGCGCATTTTAAAAACGACCACGGGAAAGCCGACGTTGCGCTGCGCGCCGTCATTGGCGACATTTACGTCAATACGACAAATGAACTCGGTGGTATTATTGGCAAGTTTGGAAGCGATGAATATGTGACGCTGTGGGTTGGCTATAATGATGTTGGTGACGTGAGGTCTATGCGGCGAGACATTGAGCGCAGGATGGGCGAAGAACGAAAAACTCAGGGAATAAACAACATCGTCTACCCCAAACGAATAGAGGGGTACGACGGGTTCCTGAATACGGGTGCGCTTCATACAGCATACGGCCTTATAAAGGGGGACAGCACAACGCCATTCAAAGAAGCGCGGAGTAAGGCGGAGGCTATTGCAGAATACCAAAAAAAGAAAAATCTTGCTGATGTGTCAAAAATTCAAAAAAGTGTTGCAAATCAGAAAAATTTACGCTATAATAAAACTATAGGGAAAGGGGAGACTTATGAGCATGGAAACACGCTGGAAGAGACTGGGAATACCGAAGGGGTCAACGCCGGACGAAGTGGAGGCGATAATCAGCCAGCGCTTCACGAAGGAGGAATGGGCCAGAATAAAACGCGAGGCAGCCGAGGATCTGGCCTACGCATACCCGGAACTCGTGGTGGTGTAGAGGGAGAAAATAACAATGTCCACGAAAACTCACAAAACAGAACTGACTCCTTTGCAGCGAGCAGAGGAGAGGCTCAGGCAGACACGCAGGGCTATGGGGATGACCGAGGCGGAGATCGATCGGTACATTCAAAGGAGGACGAGCGACATCAAGCACATCTTCGACGCGACGTAACCTCCACCGAAAGTTCTGCCGACCAGCGCATAGCCGACCTCGAAAGAGAACTCGCCGCGCTCAAGAAGCAACTCGCCTCCGGCGAACCGCAATCCGCCCCCGCCGCACCCGAACCCGCGCGTCCGCCGCGCCGGGTCCAGTCTACCCCCAAAGACCGCCGAGTCTCTCCATCCGACCGCGCCGCCCGCATAGCCCGCGACGCCCGGATCCAGTTCTCCCGCCGGGAGAACGTGGAGACCACCGCCCCCGGTCCCCAGCCCGCTGACCGGAACCTCGTGGCGCTGCACAACCTTACCCAACCGGAGCTTCTCCGCACCATCCGGCTCGGCGGCTTCCCCATGCCGTCCATAGCCGTTATGAAGAAGGACATGCCGCACGACCGTTACGGCGACACTACGGTCATTTTCGGGCGGGAGACCATAGACCCGGCGGCCAGCCGGGATAACAGGGTTCACGGCGGCGACGCCTGGACGCCGACCTTTCCGCAGATCGGGCACAAGCTCAACCCCCAGATGATACCGAGGCTGCGCGGGCGCATACTCAACCGGCTTCAGTCGGAGGGGCTTGCTGAGCTGGGGCGTACCCTAGCACTTGACAGCGTTAACCTGCAGAATACCCTGAACAGCGGCGGGCAGGAGGGCATTGCGTCTCACTACAGGCGCGAGCCTGGCATGATGGCCGCTTTCCTTCTTGAACGCGGCGAGTCCGTTGACCAGGTTATGACGGAGAAACGTTATGGTAAATACGATAACGAGGTGTACGAGCGGATCATAAGCGAGATACCCGAGGCGGCGCGGGCGTGGAACGAATTGGATGCGAAGGGTAGAGACCGGCTTGAGCCGCGGATTCGTAAGATTATGCACGATTATTTTGTTGGGGCGGGTAAAGACAGGCGCGCCGCGATCTACGAGAAGCCGCTTGATTTCAATCTTATGGACGGCATCCTGGAGGGAGTATTTTATTACAACCGCGGCGGGGCCGGGCAGGAGATTGACACCGTCGAGACTGAGGGGGCGCTGCGCAAGCGGATTGAGGATAACCCTGAACTGGCAAGGGAATACGGCGCGTGGTTAGAAGAAGTATTTGCCGGCGCCGTGGAGAAGAGCGGGGTGCGGAACAGCAAAGGTTTCTTTACCAACATGGGCAACCGCCGCGACTGGGAAGTGCTGCACGATGAAGTTACCCTTGAGAACATTGTTCGGGCCATGCGGTCGGAGAAGCCAAAGGCAAATAACTCTTTCGTGCCGGGGTTGAGTACGGTTGTGGCTGCGGGCACCGAGGACTTCAAGAGCGTTGACGCCATACGCAAGGGCTCTGACCGGCTCCGCCACATGGACGAGGCTGACTACGATAAACTGAACGAGGAGTATAAGAACCGCCTGCTTGGGCTGATCGAGCGCATGAACGAGGGCGGCAGGCTCCGTAGCTTTGACGCGCTGGGTGACGCTTCCGAGGCGGTGGCGGACATGGCGGCGGCTTACGCGAGAAACCCGCGCACGGCACCGACGGCGATAATCCGCAGGCTGACCGAGTTTGAGCAGTACGCCGAATCTAAAATAGAAAACAAGCCCAAACTCGAAAAGGACATAGGCAGGTTACTCTTCAAGCTGAAATCCATGCCCACCGAGTACTTCGAGGCCAAGCCCCGCTGCGCGGTGCGTTTAGACGAGATCAAGGGCGTTATCGTACCCGAAAACACAAACGAGCAGTTGAAGACCGCACTCGAAAGCAACTCCATCCCCTACGTCACCTACGACCCGGCAAAGCCCGGCGCCCGCGCCGAGAAGACGCGGGCATATGTGGAGGATAGAGGGGTAGCGTTTTCACGGCGTTTTGGCCGCGCCGACGAGGCCGGGATCCCAGACGGCCATAGGGAGAGATTCCCGAAATCCGTGCCTGCCGCGCGGAAGCAGTGGGCAGAGAAGGGCGT